CGAGAGAGAAGTAAGGAAGATCAACCGAAGAAAGATATATATTGTAGTGGTTTGTTGATAAAGAGTAAGCACCCTTGGGCCCAGAATCGTGAGATTCTGATTTTCAATGTGGATCAAGTCCACGCCTGGGATGAGTAGTGTCAAACTATGACATCACCCACTCTATATCCAAACTCAGTCCGGCTACACGAACATTAAAGCTGTGACTTAAACGTCCATATATATCTAAGCGGTCAACAACAATGAAGGACTTAGGCAAGAGACACTTGATACTCCCCTAGTCTCGCAATTGCGAGACTAACGGATGTTGAACCTGTCATGTCTAAGGTAACTGCTTCACCAGGTTGGGCTCGGACGGAATAGAAGAATGTTCCTCCAGTCCCGGCCGCGTTCAATGTGCTGCCACTGATGCCTACGGTCGCTGTCGATGACGAAGTCACCGGCGCGATGATACCGGTACCTCCAACACTAAGAACTAACAAAGACTGAGCTGACTGATTAAACGTGATCGTTGAAGCAGTCACTGACACATCGAGACATCCTGTGGATGTCTGAGATGTACCAAAGATCAGTGCATTTGTTATTCCCGCTGATCCACTAATCCTCTTTGAGAGAGAAGAAGGGTCAGTCTGGGGTGTTGAGAGTACTATGTCATATTCGACATAAAGCTCACCAATAGTAGCAGTAGAACCCTGCCCCTGAGTCGCGACGAAAAGATTACCAACATCATGCAGCCCTAAGGTTGCGGTTGAAGGTAATGTACCACATCGGACGAAGTAGGATTTTCTCTTAGAGAGATCATTCTTCTTCGCGGTGTAGGCATTTTCGTCCCAAGGAGCGGAGCGTGAAGCACCCTCGTAGGATAAGATTGCCGTTTTGCTCAACGGAGCCTCGTCAGTTGGATCATAATCGATTGCAAGGACTGTCACACCTGTGGCAGTCGTTGGGGCCTCGGTTTCGTAAAGAAATCGGAGACTTTCGAATTTGTATGATTCATAACGAGACGCAATCTTGGATAACCAAGGAAACAGTCGGGGAAGCCCCGGATTGACTGGATATGACTCTGTGTTATATCCGACCGATCCGGAAACGTCCGCGAAGTACTCACGGTGTCTAACACGAATGGAACCCCTAGGGAGTCCAGTCATGTTAGGCGCGCGAGACACGTTGTTCCGAGTTTTCGCTACGGGGGCAGTTTTAATAGCTGCCTTGTTGTTGTTGTTAACCTTTCGGTTATTTGGTTTATTTTTGTTATTAAACATAATGTATGGGATCCCGCTTCATGTTCATAGCGCGACTGTACATCCAGAGAGACCATCAAGTGTGAGAAACTCACACACTGCTAGGGCGGACCCGTGCAGTCTGTTGGCATTTAAACAACGTGATCTAATCACGGTTGTCACTTAGCACGGAAGTATTAAGGAATACCCTCACCGAAGAAATAACATATTCTTCAGATCATTGAGAATTCCACCGTTTTAGGTCCCTTAGCTCTCTGAACCCCATGGATAAGTTTATTAAGGACGTTCCAGGTCCCCGGCCTCGCTAGTATCCTAGGAGTTCCCAAAAAGTTTTTGGTTTCTCCACGGTCTCTGCGAGCCGCCATGGCCATGATGTAATTTCTTCGTTTGACATTCGAGGCACTGTAGTGAGTCGGAAACGCTTGAGAGCCCTAGTAGGGTGTCTCACTTTTAGCGTGACCTGTTCACTGTCGTGTTCAAATGCCAGCGGGGAAATTTTCACATCACGGGTAGCAAAAATAACAAAATTTTTCTGAAGTGGTCCGTAGGGGACACGAACCAAACGAGGATGGTGAAAGAAGGACGGGGGACTGACTTGTCGGGTAGCTCTTACGAGCCCGATCGTCTCTCCTCTCGGTACCTCACCCTCGGCGACCTTGGCCACATATTCACGTTCAAGAAAGGATGCAAATCTTCTTTGGAACGAAGTAATTCTATAAGGACCCACAGGTAAAAAAGCTAGACCACCTCGATTAGGAGGAAGGAATAGATTAAAATTACCGCGACCGGAAACCTCTGCAATAACATTTCTATGATAGTGCAGAAACCTCCGATGAGCCCTTAAAGGATTGACGGCATTCGGGACAGTTACATTGTAATAGTCCCATATGGGTGCCATCTTCGCTCCAGCCCTACCAGTTATCTTTGACTGACCTGTTAACAGACCAGCGTTTAGATACCCCTGATAGGTGAAGGATTGTTCATGTTCATTCCAATGGTAGATCTGACTATTAATAGTCAGGAATCTACGATGGACATAGTTCTTTCCCAATGAAAGTGTGAAGCCAACATGATTGACCCATCGCTTCCAAATCTTGTAGAACCCCCGATCGGTCCGAAAGAGAATATCATCGCCATTTATTAAACATGGCAATCTCTTGGATCGAAAGCCCGCTGCGTGTACTCTTCGAGTGCAGCCCAGTAAGCTACAAGATTTATGATACAGAGTATGGGAAATGAGAGCGTAGACCCCATTAACTGACCGTTTTGTTGGTTAATGGGATCGAGCCCTCCTTTCTTCATCATAGGAGCGGGATAGTGAAGGAATTGCGGCTCGATGACTGACCTCAAGATACTCTTGAGATCACCATCGTACCACGATTTCTCCATCATTCCCTCGAAGATGGCCTCTGTCATGCGAATG